GCAAATTCTTGCAGGTATTAAAAACAAAAACTAAAAAGGAGGTGATACTTTATTATGTCTGTACTTAACAAATTAACAGAAGGTATTGTCAACCGTGACATGAAGAAGGAAGGCGAAGCTCTCCTCTCCAAGTGGGAGAAGACTGGTCTACTCGAAGGTCTAAATGACGATACTCAAAGAAATGGCATGGCTCGACTTTTGGAGAACCAAGCCAAGGAGCTTCTACGTGAGGCTGCTTCACAAATGAACCAGGGCGATGTCGCTGGTTTTGCTTCCGTGGCGTTCCCTATCGTTCGCCGCGTATTCGGTGGACTTATTGCTAACGACCTCGTGTCCGTTCAGCCCATGAGCCTACCCTCTGGTCTAATCTTCTTCCTAGACTTTGAGTTTGGTGATGATCGTTTGGACTTCGA